ATGCTGTCCAGCTTGGCGGCCAGCTTGCTGAAGTCGAAGGCTATGGAGATCATTTAGGCCACAACCTCACACACCAAATCCACAAACTCCCGCCCGCCAACATCCGGCTGCACCGCCGTGATGTTGTACGCCACCGAATCCGCCAGCACGCGCATCCCCGCCGTAATTCCGGCCCGGTAGCGCACGCGAATGCTCGCCTGCACCGTGGACACAGACGCTCCCGCCTTGATGCTTTCCAAGCCAGATTTCATGCGAATGTCTGCCCAGATCGTCGCTACGTCTGTCCAACCGGGGATGGGCTGGCCGAGTTCGTCAACTTGCTGCGAAGCGCTTTGCAATGTGCAGCGGCGGTTCAAGCGTCCGGCTTGCATCAGGCGTACACCTTGTACGGCGCCAGCAGCCATTCGGCCCCGTTGGGCAGCTTGGCAACGGACACGCCCGCCACCACGTCTTCACGGTGCGCGTACAGGTGGCCGACGATCAGCAGCACGGCGGATTTGATGGTGTCGTTCACCACCATGCCGTCCATGGCCTGCCGGTAGGCCACCTGGGCGCGCAGGTAGGCGTACTCTGCGGCCTGGGTGGCGGCGGCCTGCTCGGTGGCGTCTGCCAGCGCCTGGGCGGCGGCAATGGCGGCGGTGTAGGTGGCGGTGGCCGCTGTCAGGTCTGCCGGTGCCGATGCTTTGGCCGCGCCCAGCGCCGTGCCGTCCGCGTACACGCCGCGATCCAGCAAAGACACCGCCGATTGCTCTGCGGCGACGATGTACACGGCAATCAGCGCGTCTTCGTCCAGGCTGTCAACGCGCAGGTGGAGCTTGGCTTCGGACAGTTGGACGAAGCTCATTTACTTGTTCTCCGGCGCGGCTTTGCGGGCCTTGTTGCTGACTGGCTTATCTGCCTTTTCTGCTGGCACTCCGTCCGTCGCCCAACCTTCGGCCAAAGCAACGGCGATCATTTCTTGATCGTCTGCATCTACTTCTTGACCGGCTGCATAGTCGGCGCGCTTGACGCCACCGTGCCAGTAGGCGAAGTCTTTTTTGATGTGCAGTTTCATAATGGAGTACCAGTAGAAAAGGCCCCGAAGGGCCTTTGTTGATTAGGCTGCAGCCACCTTGAGCACGCGGATTGCCTGGGTGTTGCGCAGCTTGCCGCCAACGCGCTTGCGCACGTAGAACTTCACGAAACCGGGGGCCGTGATTTCGTCGCGGGTGATGCGCATGCCGACGCGATCAGCGATCAGGTAGCCTTCCTTGAAGTCGCCAAAGGCGAGCGGGAACGCACCAGCACCGACAGCAGGCATGTCTTCAGCTTCGGTGATGCCGTAGCCGAGGAACGTGGCGGGCTGGCCTGCGGTCAGGGCGGGCTGCCACAGGTACTGCCCCGACACGGCATCCTTGTACTTGCGCAGAGCCGCCAGCACCAGCTTTGAAGTGACCCATTGCGCGTTGTTGCGATAGCGAGCGCGCAGCGAATACACCATGTCGAGGAAGATGTCCGCATTGGTTGGCAGTGCAGCAGCTTGGCCGGATGCGATGTACTGCAGCGTTCCGAATGCGCGGGTTTCATCGCTGGTGGTGACGGGTGCGGGGCCAGCCAGGAAGCCTGTGGGCTTCTTGGTGCCGTCGCCGCTCACAAAGGCGACGCCTTCACCCTGTGCGATGGCCTCTGCAGCGGAGCTGATAAGCCAGTTTTCCACGTCGAAGAACAAGTCATCCAGCGACTCTTCCGATGCCTGGGGCTTGGCAGATGCCATGCCAAAGGTGGGGGCAACTTCTGCCAGGTTTGGCGTGTTGGTCTGGTTGCGTGCGTCGGTTTCGCCAAGCCACTCAAAGCCAGCGCCATTCACATCAAACAGTTCCTTGTAGTCAGGGCTGCCAACAGTGCGAACGGTGGAAATTTGACGGATTGGGGAAATGTCCACCGACAGGCGGGCGATCTGGCGCTCAATGATCTCGGGCAGTGCGAAGCCACCAGCGGAGCCGGTAGAGGTCACGGTCTGCGTGGCGCGGGTTTCGCGGCCGTCGCGGTTCTTGGCTTCCAGTTGCTTGGCGGCAGTGGCGGCCTTTTGTTGGCGCTCGTGGTCGCCTGGCGCGCGCATCCAGTCCAGGAAAGCGTGGCGATATTCCACGGCCTCTTTGCTTTCGCCATCTTGGCGGCCACCTTCACCGGCACCGGGGCGGGCCAGCTTTGTTTCCATCTTTTCCAGCTTGGACTTGACCTCGTTCAGGCCGTCGATGTGTTCATCGATCTTGGCGAGCTTGGCGTCCAGGGCTTCGGTCGAGGCGCCGGACTTCACCGCTTCGATGCGGGCGTCGTTGGTCTTCTTGTACTCATCGAAGGCCGTTGCGATCTTGTCCAGGGCATCGGCCACAGACTTGACGCTGGGTTCTTCGCGCTTTTCGTAGGCGCCGATAGCTTGGGCCTTGGCCGTGAATGCGGCCATGTGGGCGGCCATGACGGCCAGGAGTGTGTTTGCTTTACGCATGGTGGTTCTTTCTGAAATAAAAAAGCCACCCGAAGGTGGCTTTGTTGGTGATGACGGGTTCGTCAGGAGGTGAGGGAACGCAGCAGCCTCTCGGCTGACTTCATTGCCGCTACGGTCGAATCCACGGAATCCCTCCGCACTTCGCCCATGCGCATGACGCGCGACACAAAGGCCGTCGCATCGCTTTTGCTGAACCCGGCATCACGCAGGACTTTTTCAGCATCTTTTGGAGCCTGCAGTTCGTCTGCAGACTTCACATTCGTGACCCGCGCCTTTTCGTTGGCGGGGAAGGTGACCAGGGAAACTTCCCACAGGTCAATGGCCGTGAGGGTGCGCACTTCCGTATCACGGTCGTAGGCCCATTCCTTGGACATAAACCCGATAGACAGGCCGTTGAGCGCGCCCATCTTGAGCAGGGCGTGGGCCTCTTTGCCCTTGACGGTCTCCATGGCGAGCTGGCCCTTGATGCGAAGGCCCTTTTCGTCTTCGACCATCTCTGTCCAGACGCCGATAGGCTTGTCGGCATCGTGCTGCCAGAGCATGGCGGGCATGGTGCCTGCCGCCTTGTGGTCTTTCAGGGACTGGATGAAGGCGCCTTTTGCAATCACGTCGTCGTAGTTGTCGCGCACGCCAAAGACGGAGCCGTAACCCTCCACTGTCCCATCGTCGCCTGCGGCCTTGATTTGCAGAGCGAAGGAGCGCACTTCGCGCCCACCGCCCGCATCCTTGCGCTCAGGGCGCTGTGGTGTCTTGGTTCGCATTGGTGTTTCCTTCTGTCGCTGTGCCGCTGCTCATGTTCATCGGCTTGAGATATTCATCACCGCCTGGGCGTGGGTCCCACCCCTCTTCATCGCGGTATTCATTCGGGCTCATAAGGCCCATTTCGACCATCGTCCGGGCGTATACCGCGCGGTCCTTGATGGATCCGGCGCGCATGTAGCGGGTGTCGAACTCGCCGAACAACGGCCCGGCCCCGTCCAATAGCATTTCGTCAATGCGCTGCGTCCAGGCGCGGTGCCATGGAGCCAGGCAGTGGATCAGGTGCGCTGCAAAGAAGGCTTCGGAGCTGGCAAAGGTGCTGGTCTTGTCGGAGTGCCCAACCATGATTGGAAACACCCCATAACCTCGGCAGATTTCCTCAATCTGCAGGCGCCGTGTTTCAACATGCTGCGCATCGACACCAGTTTGTGTCGTCGGCTGCCACTTTGCCGCGCGATCCAAAACCAACGGAGTACCCGCACCTGCCGGGCCTGTCTGGCTCTTGATCCAAGCCGTGATGCGCTTGTGCTGCTCTTCGGTGAGGTTGCCATCAACGCTGTATGTGCCGCTGGGGCGCAGGCCGTTGGCGTGCATGGCCGCCTGGCTGCGCTCTGTCGCCATGGCCAGGCCGATAGCGGAGCGGGCCAGGGACACGGCATTCATGCTGCCAACCCAATCCCACTGCACGCCGTTCAGGACGAACACATCATCTGGCGTGAACTCGCCAATCAGGCCGAATTCATCCCAGCAACGGTAGCGCACCTCGTAGCGCGACACCTTGCGCACATCCCAGTTGCCAGGCATCACCGGGATCAGCTCGCGCACTCGGCGGTTGTCGCCGCGCACCTTGATAGACAACCCGGCGCCAGTCAGGGCCGCGTGAATGGTCATCTGGCGGCGCCATTCAAAGCTGGTCTGCCACTCGTTCGGGCGGCGCGACAACAGGCGGTATTCAGGGATGTTGGTCGCTTTCTGGCGCGTGCCGTCCTGCATCTCGCGGAACACATGTAGGTCAGGCGTTGCGCAGCCATCGGCAATCACCTTCACGCACGCAAGCACGGTTGCCACCTGCAGCGCTGTCTTGTCCGTAACGGCGACTCCGGCGACAGTGCCGCCGCCCACGCCGTCGATCAGGCTTGCCACCTGGTCGTAGGTGAGCTGGGCAGCTTTGCGGCCCAAGAGTCGGTCAAGGAGTTTCAAGGTGTGGTTTCCCAGAAGGATTTTTCAGACGCTGGGTTCAGCGACATGAGAGTGACAGCGTTGAACAACGCCATCAGCGGGTCGATCTTGGCGGAACCTGCCGCCTGTTTCGTGATGATCACGGCGTTGCCTCGTGGCTCCACCTTCGCATTGCCGACGCACCAGGCCATAAGGGGTTGGCCACCGTGCACCAGCACGCCTTCGGCCAGCTTGCGCTCTGCCGTCTTGATGGCGCCCGTGAGCTTCCAGCCCTGGGACACGCCGATCAGCTTCTCTTCGGGGATTCCAGCTTCTGCCAGGGCGTCAACAATGCCGCCCAGCCCAGCCGGGTCACACCCGATCTTGTCCAGCAGTCCGCGCGCATAGATCAGCGCACAGATTCCGGCCACGTCTTCCACGTCCTCGCCGATGTTCTGCACCAGCGTGAGATTGCCGTCCTTGGCGAAATCCTGAAACCGGGCGGCCTCTTGCTTGCGGCGCTCCAGAACGGAGGGATGCGCCCATGCATGGGTCCAGGTCAGCCACTCGCGCGTGTCTTTGTCCCGTCCCACTACGGCCAGCCCCAGCAAGTCGTCCAGCCCGCCGCCGTCGATGCCCACGTCCACCACTTCGGAACGGTCTAGCAACTGGTCGAGCGTCAGGCCTGGGGCCTTGGCTTGAGATTCCCAGAAGTCGGCACCTGCCCAGCGGTCGGAACGCAGGTTCAGGCCGATCTCGACGTTGGCGTGTTTCGCCATGAAGCCCCGGAACGAGTCACCGCCAGCCAATTCGGCCTTCTTGAACTCGCGCTCAAGGAATGCTTGGTCTACAGAGAACCCCATGTTGGGGTTCACCATCGCCATGTTTTCCAGTTTCAGGCAGTCGCCGTTAGCCACCATTTCGGGCGGGTGCTCGAAGATCACTGGCACGAACGCCGGGTCAATAATCTTGCCGTCGCGCACGTCGCGGGCGTAGTCCAGCTTCTGCTTGAACACACCTGCCGGTGGCTCGTCTGACTGCGTGGTGAGCCAGATCACAAACCCCTCGGGCCGCGATGCAAGTCCGCCCAAGGCTTCTCGGAACATGTTCTCGGCGCTTGCCATCTTGCCGAACAAGTGAAGCTCGTCCACCAGCGTGCCAACCGACTTCTTGCCGCCGACCGTGTTCTGGTCTGCCGCCAGCACCTTCAAGGCCGCCCCGCTCTCGCGGTGGGTGATGGTCTTGATGTGCGTCTGCACATGCATCAGGACTTCGAGGTCTTCGTCCTTCTGCACCATGTCCCGGGCTGGGGCGAAGGCGTTGTTTGCCACCTCTACCGTTGGCGCCAGGACGGAGAACTCGGCAGACTGGCGCCAGTTCAGGATGACCGCTGTCATCATGATCCCGGCTGCGATGGTGCTTTTGCTGTTCTTCTTCGGAATGAGAATGAACCACTCAGTAATCAGCCGCCGCCCACTGTCTGCGTCGTAGGCCCCGAAGATCGAGCGCACCAGGGCGAACACCCATTCTGCGCACGACTCGCCGAAGGTCGGACTGCCTTGGGCGTCCACGATCTTCAATTGCTTGAAGATGTTCAGCGCCTGCTCTGCCTGCTCGGGGAAGATCGGCGGTGGAATGATCGACTCGCCCGCGCGCAACCGTGCCGCCCAGTCAGGGCAGCTTGTTGACCACTCGGGCATCAGACCTTCTTACCGCCAGCCGCAACCAGCTTTGGAGGTGTGGCCGTGGCGAACTTGCTGGCGACCTTCTTGGCCGCATCAGCCTGCTCTTGCTTCTTGCCGCCGTTCTCAGCTCGGCGCACCTGGGCGGACAAAAGCGCCTTGGCGGCGTCCACGCGCAGCTTGGCATCGGTGCCGCTGTCATTCATGACGGCCTTGAGGAACTTGTCCGGCTCGTCGTAAATGACGTTCACGTCGAGCATTACAGGCTCTTTTGGGGGCCGCCCCGCACCGGGACGACTGCCCCCGCTGCGTCCGGGCTTCCCTGCCATTTGAATACTCCGTCTGATTTCGCCCCTAGGGGAGCTTTTTTG